GGCTGTCCAAGGCTCTCGGCCGATCGGAGAATGCAATCATCGTCAGAGCGCAGCGGCTCGGATGCGGCGCTCACCTGGCCGGAGACACAAGGATATCCCTGAACCAGCTCATGCTTGCAATCTACGGAAAGAACATGCTCGGCTACACCAGCGACAAGCTGATCCGATACGGACTGCCGGTCAAATGGCACGTAGTGAAGAAGAACCGGTTCAGGGTGATCGACATCGATGCATTCTGGAAATGGGCCGAGGATAACAAGAGCATCCTGGACTTCTCCCGGTTTGAGAAATACGGTCTCGGAGCTGAACCGGACTGGGTGGATGTGAAGCGCAAGGCAGATTATAAAAAGCTACAGCTTCACGGCCAGCACAACGCAGCATGGACGAAGACGGAAGACGACAAGCTCCGGTACCTGCTCAGCAAAGGGACATATACATACAGCGACCTGGCAGCAGAGCTGAGACATTCGGAAGGAGCTATCAAGCTCAGGATCCTAGACCTTGGAATCAATAAGAAGCCCGTGCGGTGCCCCCCCCGAAAATGGACGGAGGACGAGGTGGAAACCTTGTGCCGCATGGTAGACGAAGGCTACGATTTCACACTGATCGCAGAGAAGCTGAACCGGACAGCGCTGGCCACGCGCGGAAAATACGAGCGGCTGCAGAATCCGGAATATAACAAACGATATAACCGCGGGCAGAATGAGGACTACGAATACCAGGGAATCAGAAGCATAAGCGGAAAAGACATCCTGAAAGACAGAGAGCTGATGGATGGCGCCGAGTTCCAAGAGCTGGAGCCGGTAGCAAATAAGTGAAGGAGGAAAGTAAATGGCAGCCAACACAAATAAGGGCTTCGGTCTTTTATTTGAAATGGGATGCGGCAAGACCAGAACTGCGATCGCCATCGCAGGAGCCGCATATGAAAAAGGCGCGATCCAGAGAGTTCTGGTAATCGCACCAACGTCCGTCGTGTCGGTCTGGCCAAAAGAGATCGCAGAGGTCGCAGACTTCAAAGTGACCTGCAAGGCGCTCCTGGGAACGAAGCAACAGAGGATCCGAATGATTGAAGATCTGCAGGCGTTCCCGTTCAAAGCGCTCAAGGTCGCCGTGATCAACTACGAATCAACCTGGAGAGATGGACTGTTTGAGAAGCTCCAGGAGTACGACGCTGACCTGATTATATGCGATGAGAGCCAGCGAATCAAGACACACGACGCAGAGCAGAGCAAAGCAATACATAAGTTAGGAGACCAGGCGAGGTACAAGCTCATTCTCTCCGGAACACCGGTACAGAATGATGCAATCGACATCTGGAGTCAGTACCGGTTCCTGGATGCTTCGATCTTCGGCCGGAACTTCTACCAATTCAGAAACCGGTACGCGATCATGGGAGGATTCAACCGGAAGCAGATCGTCGGATACAAAGACCTGGACGGTCTGATCCGAAAAGAGCACTCGATCGCATTCAGAATCACGAAGGAAGAAGCAATCGACCTGCCGGAGCAGACGTTCATCAAGAGGAAGGTCCAGCTCGGCAAAAAGGAAAAAGACCTATACAACCAGATCAAGCGAAGCAGCTATGCAGAACTATCCAACGGAGACAAGATCACGGCCACGACCGTACTGACAAGGCTCCTGAGACTGCAGCAGCTGGCCGGAGGATTTCTTGTCACAGACGACAGTGACAAGCCGGAGCTCGTCAACACAGCGAAGCTGGATGCGCTCCAGGATATCATCGAGGACTACGTACTAGGCGCAGGAAAGAAACTGGTAATCTTCGCAAGATTCATTCCGGAAGTAACCGCCATCATGAAAATGATAGACAAGACCTTCCAGAAGACAGGAAAGAAGCAGGTGGCCATCTATGGAGCAATTAAGAAGGAAGACCGTGGACCGATCATCAAACAGTTTCAGGAAGATCCGGACACCGTGATCATCGTCGGACAGATCGACACCCTCGGCGTCGGAGTTACCCTGACAGCTGCAGATACATGCGTCTACTATTCGAAGAACTTCAACTACGCCACATACGAACAGAGCCTCTCCAGGATCCACCGAATCGGCCAGAGAAACACATGCACATACATCGACCTGGAGACCGAAGGAACCGTGGATGAGATGATCGGCAAGGCGCTGGCCAGAAAAGAAGATATGGCCAAGACGGTCGTGGATGACTGGCGCGCGTACTTTGAATAGGAGGTAAAGAGATGAAACTGAATGACGTATACACAAAGCCACTGAAAGACGTCGTAGAGGAACTGAACCTCACGGACATGAAGGTTCACACAGACGACGATGGAGAAGTGAGATCCATAGAGCTGAAATATGAGCCGAACAATCGCTTCACGAAAGGAGCTCAGTCATGATATTAAAAGAAATCGGCCGCAAGATCGCTCAGGCATTCAGACTGGCAAAGGCCGCGGACGAGAAGGTGGCATCCAGCATAGCTGCGGCGCTGGATGCCAAGGCGGAGCAAATAAAGGAATACGAAAAGCGCTTCGAACCAGAACATCCGGAACCGGATCCTTTACTGGAAGCACACGCATCACTGGCGCAGGTTGGATTCAGTGCAGCAGCCGCCACATATGCGCTCCGGAGATTCGCAGAAAGCCTGAAACCGAAGCCGCGAAGCAATAACTGGCGCAAGATGCACGGCCTGCCGATGAGACGTAAGATGCCGAAGCAGCGCAGGAGGTAGATACAGATGGGCGGAAGGGCATGGAGCCAGGAGGAACTGATCCGGCTCGAAGAATTAACAGAAAAATATCCGCTCGCCACAGTAGCAAGAATTCTGAACCGCTCAGAAAATGCAGTCTTTCTTAAAAGGCAGCGGACCGGTATCGGAGGATTCATGGCGAACACAGACATGCTGACCAGGAACACCCTCTCGCGGATCCTGGGAGTTGAGAACCGGACGATCCAATACTGGGAGCGCAAAGGACTGAAAAGCGTCCGGAAGAAGCCATACGTGATGTACCGGCAGCAGGACATCATCAGATACATGAAAGAACATCCGGAAGATTGGAATGCAGCCAGAGTAACCGATGACACACTGTTCATGCAGTACCCCTGGTTCAAAGAAAAAAGGAAGAATGACATATCACACAAATATAACTGGACGCAGGCCGAAGTAAGCCGGATGAAGATGCTCCGGAAGCAGGGATTCACAATCAGAGAGATCGCAGAGAAGATGGACCGGTCAGAATCAAGTATCAAATACAAACTCTATGGAAGGGAGAAAAACGATGGCAGAAGTTAAGATCTGGCCGCGAGGCCAAAACGAAACCGGAGGCATCCTGCTGATGCCCATGAAGAAAAACATTCCAAAAGGGCATCCGGAATGGAGTCTGGTAAAATGTCCGATCTGCGGACAGGAATGCTGGAGACCAATGTCAAGACAGGAGATCCGGCAGAAGAAAATGCAAGCAGCCTGCACAGAGTGCGGACTCAAAATAGAAAGTAGGAGGAACCAACCATGAAACTCACTGAAATGCTCGGCCAGTACGAGGAACTTCTCGACAAGAAGGATCAGCTGGCCAAAGACACCAAGGACAACAATGCAGCCATCGATAAGCTGAAGGCAGAGATCGCAGAAATGATGATCGACGAAGATATCCCGTCCCAGGGATACGGCGACTACATCTACAGCCTCCAGGATAAGGTCAAATACTCCAAGCGTGGAGAAGCCTACCTGCAGGAACGCGGCCTGGACTTCTTCGAGGTACTCAGAGAACAGGGCCTCGGCGAACTCATTAAAGAAACCGTCAATGCAGGATCCCTGCAGAGTGCGATGAAAGAAATCGCCGAAGAAAACGACGGAGAGCTGCCGCCGGAGCTGGATGAGGTCGTAAGCAGCTACGAGATGACCGACATCGCCAGACGCAAATCAACCAACAAAGCACTCAAAAGAGCGAAAGGAGAATAAACCATGGAACAGTTAGAATTTGATTGTCGCCTCGAATCAGAGCGCGAGCTTGAGGAAAACGTAAACATCGCCCTGGAATTTGCATGCAAGCAGGTCAAGGAAACCAGCAAGTCGAAGGTATCGAACCGCCACGACGGATACGGTATCGCTTCAGAATTCTACGCAGGCATGAAGCTCGACCAGAAGAAGGTAGATGAGAGCATGAAAGACTTCCTGCGCATCCTTCCAACAGAGGATGATGCCAAGGCAGTCGAGGCAGCCAGCAGCCTGAAGAATGCAGCAACCGGCCTGGTACTCCAGGCGACTAAGCTCGCAGCGCAGGCAGACAGAATCATGCACGACTTATACGAAGAAGTCAGCAACTACACCACACCGGTGGAAGATTATCTGGAGGGACAGTTCGAGGACGCGGAAGCGGATCCGGAAGCTGAAGCAGAGGAAGAACAGGAGGACGCTGAGTAATGAGTGAAGCAAACTGCGGAATCTCCGTACACGAAGTAACACAGGTGAGAGTTTCAGATTCAGAAGGCAACGCAATGAACCAGGGCGACACTATCGTCCTGAGAATTGACACCGAAGACATCCTCTGCGTATTCAAAGGAATCGAGAGCGGATACTTCATCACAGAGACGTGCGAGGACGGAATCAGAAACCGCTACCGTGTCAAGAGCATCAAGAAATCCAAAGTAGTAAAGAACGCATCCGTAGATGCAGCAGATGAGGAGGAATAAGAATATGGCAAAAGCAGAACTGACAACCGTGGAAAACTTCAAGATTGTAACCGGTATGGAAGCAATGGATGAGGAGCTCAGAGCAGAGCTGGAAGATGAGCTCGACGACCTGGACGATGATGGCGGCATCGATGCCAAGCACATCAAGATCCCGTCTGGCGGAGGAAAAGCCTTCGAGGTCGAGACAGACGATCCGGACGATCCGGAGGTCATGAAGGAAGTAACCGGCGTGATTATTTTCACGCATCGCATGAACGCCTACTGGGCGCAGAAATTCGGAGAAGCAGGAGAGGATGGCAATATCAATAAGAGCCCGGACTGCAGCTCCATGGATGGAAAGCAGGGCGTCAACAGAGAGACCGGAGAAATCCGCACCTGCGACACCTGCCCTTATAACCAGTTCGGATCCGACGGAAAAGGTAAAGCCTGCAAGAACATGCGCCGCCTTTACATCATGATGAACAACCGCCCGGACATTTATCTTCTGACAGTGCCGCCAACATCTATCAAGGACGTGAACAAAGCACTGAAGAAAATCATGGGACAGCAGCACATCCCATACAGCCGCATGATCGTGACATTCAAGCTGAACGTGGTAGAGAATGCGGACAAAATCAAATACTCCAAGGTAACGCTGGAAAAGACAGGACTGCTGCCAGAAGCTCTTTATAAGACAACCGCAGAGCTCCGCAAGGCAATGAAACAGAGCTATGAGAGCGTAGCGATCACAACAGATGACTACAAGGAAGCAGCGCCAATGGAAGCAACTCCGGAAGTCGGCCCTGACGGATTCATGCAGGCAGGCGACATCCAGGACGGAGAGCTGCCATTTGACTAAGCCACAGCGCAGGGCGGTCACCACGGCCGCCTTGCAGAATTGGAGGTAAACGATGGCTAAGAACTTAAAGGAATTTATACAGTGCGGAAGGGATCCCGCATACCTGAAGAACGGAGACGTCATCACAGAGGAACTCGCCTGGGAGATCGTCGGCCAGGAAGGATACGCTGACGGATGCCTGGATCAGGAGTTTGAGATCACACAGAGTCGCATCGTGGAAGACATCATCGGAGGCGAGGGCGTCTATGAAACTATCTACAGAGAGAGCCCGGACCACCCATGGCAATACATCGGACTGTGCGCAGCAGGAAAAGATAAGAACCTCGCGCCGATCCACGCCAAGACAACTTATGTTTGCAGTAAATACAGAGCAAAAAACGAAGTGGAACTGCAGCAGCACATCAGGGACGCCGTAGAAGCATGCCGGAAGGTGCACGAAAGAGGAGACATGCCAATCGCGCCGCATCTTTACTGGCCAAGATTCCTGGATGACAACGATCCACAGGATCGCGACTACGGAATAGCAGTAGGCCTGGAAGCACTGAAGCACTGCGATGAGATGATCGTAATCATCAGACAGGAAGGTCCGGAAGAAGAATGGATCAGTCAGGGAATGCAGGCTGAAATCGCTGCTGCGGCAAAGATGGGAATCGAGCCGCAGTTCATATACATAGGCAAAGAAAAGAGGTAACACCATGAACACGGCAGAAGTCGATCTCGACCGTTTGGTCGATTATGAAAGAGAATACAGAAGCGTCGTCAAAAGGGCGCAGGTTACCGGAGATCATATGATAGGACTCTGCCCGTTCCATGACGATTCAAAAAACAGCTTCTCAGTAGATCTGAAGACAGGAAGATGGCACTGCTTTAGCGAGGACATCGGCGGCAACTACGTGGACTTTGTGGCCAAGATGAATGGCATCAGCACGAAGGACGCATACAAGCGAATCATGGAAGACTACCATGTGGAGATGCCGGAAAAAGAAAAACCTGCAGCATCCCGCCGGAGCTATTCAATGGAGCAGTACGCCTTCGAAAAAAGGCTCCCGGTGGAATTCCTCCGGGACACATGCCACATCAGCAATGACAAAGAAAGAAAAGACCAGACCACATACATGAAGATCCCGTACCTGAAGGAGGACGGAACCGAGGCAACCTACAGAAAGAGGTTTGCAGGTAAGGAATTCAGATGGAGATACGGAAGCAGCGGAAAGATATGCCTTTATGGCGAATGGAGGCTCCCACAGATGAGACAGAGCGGATACGCCTGCCTGGTCGAAGGAGAATCTGACACACAGAGCATGTGGTACATGGAAATTAGCACCCTCGGAGTACCGGGAGCCTCCATGTTCAAGCCGAACATGAGCGACCAGCTCCAGGACTTAAAGCTATACATCCACCAGGAACCGGACCAGGGCGGCGAAACGTTTATGCGGAAAGTCATCCAGG